CGCGATTATTGGGGTAAAATTGTCTTAGATGGCAACGATCCTGATGCCGCGATTTGTTCAGTAGCAGAAGCAAAAACTCATTTAAGAATTACAAGTTCTGATGATGATGTTTATATTGACGCGCTATGTTATGCAGCTTCCAGAATGGCTGAAGCATATTGCGACAGAAAATTTATGCAGCAAAACTATGAAATGAGGTGGGACGTTATGCCGTTCACTGATACTTTATACGTTCTTGGGGTTGGAAATATTACCGGTGAAGATGGCACGGGAAGTCCGGTGTTAAAGTATTACGATATGGATAATAGTTTACAGACTTTTTCTGATTCTAATTACACAACGCAATTTGATACAATAGCGCCACGCATCACACTCAAAACGAATAGCAATTGGCCGGATACTTATGATAGGCCGGGAGCGGTTCAGTTATTATTTGCAGCAGGAACAGAACCGGTTCCAGAACCGGTCAAACAAGGTGTGTTGATGATAGTTGGCCATTTATACGAGAACAGACAAGATGTCACGGACAGAATAGGTTATGAAATGCCAAAAGCAAGCTCGTATCTATTTGAACCTTATGTTATAAGATTATTCTAATGGACTTCGGGAGGCTTGACGAAAAAATATCTATTTTAACACAAACCGAAACGGCAAACGCGTTCGGCGAAAAAGTAGTGAGCTCAACAAGCGCGAGCGATATATGGGCAAATATAGAAAACCTAAAAGGAAAAAAGGGTTACGAGGCAGAAACACTTCTTGCGGATAAATTTATTAAAATAACAATAAGATATTTATCTACACTAACAACAGACGATTTAATTACATACGATTCAGAGAACTATTTTATAACAAGCATAGAAGAAATTCCTCGTAAAAAAGGAATGATAATATATGCCACAACTCAATCAGAATAATGTCAGTCACAAGCGGTTGGAATAAAAAAGAACTAAGGGAAGTTCAAAGGGCTTTAAAAAAGCTATCGCCAAGAAATGATATTAAGCTGAACGGCATTATTGGTGACGCACTAAAAAAATCAGCCTCTCCAATGGTTACGGCTTTAAAAAATGAAATAAAATCAAACAACTTAGATGATACCGGCCAAATGCGCAGAAGTATTGCAGCAATAAAGGCCAAAAAAACAAAGAACGGCGCGGCCGTATATGTCGGCCCTCGTGTTAAGGGTGCATATAGATCAATGGACAAAACCGGTTTCTATTTTTACTTTTTAGAACACGGCTTCAAAAGCGGCTACGGAAAATCAGAAGACAGAACAAATTATTACAAAGGCGAAAACATGCTTGAAGAAATAAAAAGCACAGAGCCGCAAGTGTTAAGCAAGTTGAAGCCAAATGTAGATATCATCTTGGCGCGTAGATGTAAAAAATTAGGATTTAATTACGGATAGAAATATGGCATTTGTAACGATAGGAAAATGGATTTACGATTATTTAGCAAACGATACAGACGTGGCCGCTTTAGTTGGTACACGTATTTATCCAGAACGCGCCGAACCAAATGCGACGCTTCCTTACCTGATATATTCTATCAGGAACACAGAGCCATCGCCAACAAAAGACGGCGCATCAACTTTAGACACGTTTGATGTACAGATATCAACATTTGCTGATTCTTATAGCAGTTGTGACGCGGTTTCAAATGTTGTAAGGCAAAAAATAACATACAAAGAACTCAACGCGCAAGGCGTAAACGTGCAGCACGCATCGTTCACAGATAGTGATGATAACTTTGACCAAGACCGCAACCAACGCGGCGTCTATATAAGGCATCAAACATTTGATATCCGTGTTGTGCAAACGCTAACCTCTCCGGATACTATAATGGTATTTGATACAAGAATTCAAGGAGGAGGAAGCTCGCCAACAAATCAATTAAAATTGTATTTTCAAGGCGATCAAAATGATTGTGTTGTTGATTGGGGCGATGGCACAACTGAAACAATATCTGGCGGAAGTTTAGAAACAACTCATACCTATACAACTCCAGGAATTTACAAAGTCACTTTTTCTGGAAATAGAGTATCTTTAAAATACGATGCTTCAATAAGTGGTACATCAGCTGGAAGGCGTGATGCTTACAAACTTTTGGAGATTAAGAATTGGGGTATATTTGTATTTAATACAGACTCCTTGTTTGAAGGCTGTAAAAATATGACAATCACGGCAACAGATATACCAACTATCACGGCAAATACTTTCACAAATATGTTCGCTTGGTGTTTTAATATGACCGCTCCAAGCACTATGAATGATTGGGACGTTAGTGAATTAGTAGGTTTCCAATCTTGTTTTTATTTATGTTTAAAATTTAATACTTATATCAATGATTGGGATGTCTCTAATTCTACCAATTTTCAAAGTATGTTTAATAATTCATCTGCCTATAATCAAGACTTAAATAAATGGGATGTTTCAAATGCAACGAATTTTAATTATATGTTTTATAATGCTAATTCATTTGATGGAGACATAACTAATTGGCAATTTAATACAACACAAAGCGTGTCAATGCTTTTAATTTTATCGGCAAAAGGTTTCAACAGAGATATATCAAATTGGAATACAGAAAGAGTTACTACGATGCAACAAATGTTTTACAATTCACATCAATTTAATCAAAATTTAAATTCTTGGGATTTGTCTAATTGTACGAGTGTTTATAGAATGTTTTATGGTTTAGATTTTTACGACCAGCCGATGGACAATTGGGATATTTCAAATGTCACAGATTTTAGAGATTTTATGAGGAACTCAGATGGTTACTCCACGGCAAATTATGATTCTTTGCTTATAAGTTGGGGCGCGCAAGATGTATCATTGAATGAATCTATAAACTTTGGAAGCAGTCAATACACTTCCGGCGGAGCTGCTGAAGCTGCAAGAACTTTTTTAATAACGAATAAAGGTTGGACAATAACAGATGGAGGAGCTGCATAAAATAGAAACACCAATAGAAGAAACATATTTTATCGCGTACAATAGTGATGAAACAATCAAGGCTTATGGATATGTTGAGCCGGATCAATGTATGGCTACGATGTGCGCACGTTTAGAAACTTACATAGATATAAATGAAATAAAAGACAAACAGATAAGAGATAGTATTAACCAAAATAGATTAGAAAATGGCGAAGATTAAAGTTATATTGACGAAAGATTTTGTACTTCCGGGCAAAAAATACAAAGCCGGAACAGAAATTGAAGTTACTGAAGAAAGAGCTAAACATTGGGAACAAGTTGGTTTGATTGGCGGTGACAAAAAAAGCAAAAGAAGCAAAAAGGAAAAAGCATCTTTTGAGAACATTAATGTAGAAAAAAGTATTAACGAATAAATTTATTTTAAAAAATGGCAACATCAGGAATATTGAATGGCACGTCTTTAGTTCTATACTATGGCGACGGAGCTACTCCTGAAGTATTCACGGCGATAGCGTATGCAACTTCAGGATCATTAAGTCTTAACATGGATACAAGAGAAACCACTAACAAAGAGTCAGGCGGTTGGAGAGATATCTTAGAATCAACAAAATCATGGACAATGGAAGCAGAAGGCTTCTATGCTTTTGATAGCAGCAATTTTGATTTCCAAGATTTATTTTTACAATTTGAAGCAAGAACATCTTTCAAATTAAGATTCGCTTATGGTGCATCAACACCAACAGAAGCCGGCGATACTTATTATGAAGGTGACGTATATATTACTTCATTAAGTTTGGATTCTCCGTTAGAAGATTCAGCTACTTTCAGCGCAAGTTTTGAAGGCACAGGAGTTCTAACTGACACAACTCCGTAATGAATATTTCAGGGCATTTTTGGGGGCTAAAATCCTCAAATTTGCCCTTTTTTTATTTTTTTAATTTGTTAAAAACTGACAACAATTTTACTCAAGGAAATTACGCCTATTAAAAGAACGCGGTTTTTTAATACCAATATACGACAGAAAGGTGTTAATTGCTTAAAACGACTATAAACGGCAAAATTAGAAGCCGTTCATTTTGCCTCAATTTGCTAATTTTACACAATAAAAACAGACAAAAGATGTACGAAATTATAATAATAAATGGAAAAGATTTTCCGGTAAGATACGGCATGGCAGCTCTAATGGACTTCACAAAAAAAACAAATATAAAAGTCAATGAGCTTGACAAACTTGGCCAAGAAATGACAATAGAAGCGGCGATTGCTTTGTGTTGGGCAGGACTAAAAAATGGCGCTCGTAAGGCCGGCAAAGAGTTTGAATTAACGCTTTTAGATGTTGCAGATTTAATTGATGATGATGAATCTGTAATCACTAAATGTATGGAAATTTTCCAAGAACAATACAATACAAGCACAACAACGGGAAACGAAGTGGGGGCGAAGAAAGCCCCAACGAAGAAGAAATAACTTGGGAGCATTTGCTTTTAAACGCTTACAAAATTGGTATGAACTCTGATCAATTCTATGACATATTGCCGAAAGACTTTATATTAAAACAGAAAGCATTTTGGGAAGCACATAACGAAAAAGAGCGCACAAGTTGGGAACAGACGCGATGGCTTGCATCAATATTGATATCGCCCCACATTAAAAAAGGGCGCAACATTAAGCCGCAAGACTTGATGAGGTTCCCTTGGGAAAAACAAAAAACAAAACAGAAAGACGCAAAACAAGTTCAAAAAGAAATGGCTTATGCCGAAAAATTATATAGTAAGATAGAAAATGGCAAAAAGAAGGATTAGTTTTGTTCTTGCGCTTAGTACGGCGCAATTCAGCACGGCGCTAACAATGGCACAGAAGAAATTGATGCGTGTTAGCCGTACAATGAAAAACATTGGAACATCTATCACAAGAAACGTGACAATGCCATTCGCTGCGATTAGTGTTGCCGGCGCTAAAATGGCTATTGACTTTGACAAAAACATGACAAAGATTCAAACCTTAGTAGGCGTCACGGCTGATGAGGTTGATGTATTGCGTAAAGAAGTACTGAGTTTGAGCGGCCAAACCGCACAAGCGCCGGCCGACCTTGCTGATGGTTTGTTCTTTTTAACTTCTGCCGGATTACAAGGCGCAAACGCTATGGAAACCCTTGAAGCCGTTTCTAAGGGTGTTGCGATAGGTTTAGGCGAACAAGCTGACCTCGCTAAAGTTGCGGCCGCAGCTCAAAACGCTTATGGCGAAGACACTTTAAAAGCGAGTGAGGCGCTTGATATATTTGGCGGCATGGTCAAGACCGGTATGTTTGAGGCTTCTGACTTGGCGCAAGTGTTGGGAACTCAACTTGGGTTGGCTGCAAACTTAGGCATCTCGTTTGAGGAACTTGGCGCAATGATTTCAACATATACCAAAACAACCGGCGACGCTCGTGCAGCTACGACCGGCCTAAGTGGTATCATGATGAGCTTTGCTAAGATCGGGCCTCAGCAAGAAGAAGCGCTTGAAAAAGTTGGTCTGTCAGCCGATAGCTTGAGGCAAATGTTAAGCGAACAAGGGCTAAACGCTACGCTCGTTGAATTACAAAAACGATTCAATGATAATGGCGTGCAGATGAGTGATTTCTTTACAAAATCACAATCGCTGAAAGGTGTTCTCGGTGTTTTAGGTAACCAGACAGAAACCTATAAGAACATCTTAGATGACTTAGAAACTTCAACCGGCTTTGTTGCTGATGGTTTTGATGTTGTAAGCCAAAGAGCCGGATTTAAAATGCAGCAAGCTCTACAGAACTTGAAAAACGTAGGGCTTGAAATAGGTGATAAGATGATGCCTATCTTGTTGAAAGTTGCTAAAGTAGTCAGCAAAGCGGTATCAGCATTCACTAAGTTAGATTCAGGGACGCAAAGTTTAGCGCTCGGGATTACAACTTTACTCGCAGCATCCGGCCCGATTATGTCATTCGGAAGTGTTTTAGTTGGTATCTTTAGTTCTATTATCGGTGTGATTGCCGGTATGTCAGCCCCTATCTTAGCGGTTGTCGGTGTTATTGTTGGCGCGGCTTATTATGCGATAACTAATTGGGAAGGCTTCAAAACAATACTCGTAGACATCATCAATTATTTTATCAACCTATACAACGAATCAATTTTATTCAGGGGTATTGTAGAAACTATTACGGCAACTTTCAAGATATTAGTTGCGACCGGAATATACTTTGGGAAAACTATGGTTGGAATCGTTCAAGGTATTGGCGAACAATTTACAAACGTATTCAGCGGCATAGGCACACTCATTGAAGGTGTATTCACAGGAAACTACGACAAAATAAAACAAGGCGCGGCCGATATATTAGGCGGCTTCCATGATGTGTTTAAAGATAACGAAACGCTTTTACAAGCCGAAAAAGAATATGGCGAAAAGGTAGGAAAAGCAATCAAGACCGGTGTTGAAAATACATTGCAGCGTGAACCGGTTGCATTCATAACAGAAGATGACGTTCAGGGTGCAGTTGATAAGGCCGGAGAATTAGCTCAACAAGCCATGGATAAGATCAAGGGAATGTTCAAAGGCGGCACAACATTCACAAGCAGTTTCACCGGAGGTGGTGGAGGCGGTGGTCAAGGCGGAGGCGGTGGTCAAGGTGGCAACGGCGGAGGCGGTGGTGGTGATGATCCTATCAAAACATTCGCTGAAAAATATGTTGAAACAATGGCTTCTATAGAAGAATTTACTTCACAAGTCTTTGGAAGGGTTTCCGGTATAATAAGCCAACATTTCCAGAACAAGAATACAGAGCTTGATAACTATTACAGAAAAGAGCAAAATCTTATAGCAAATAGCGAAATGAGTGAGCAAGAAAAAGCTGATGCTCAACTCAAATTAGATGAAGAAATTGCTAAGAAAAGAAGACAACTACAAATAAAACAAGCAAAGGCCGACAAAAAAATGAAGCTATTTCAAGCGATTATAAATGTAGCTTCTCAAGCTGCCCAAACTATCGCGAACCCTTTCTTATTTGCCGCAGTACTTACGGCCGGCCTCGCACAGATAGCAACAATAAAAGCGCAGCCAATACCGGCACTCGCTCAGGGAGGTTTAGCATACGGACCGACAACCGCTTTAGTCGGGGATAATATTGGCGCAGCAAGCGATCCGGAAGTTATTGCGCCATTGAGTAAACTTAATGGAATGATGCAAAGTCAAAAGCCGGTGGCCGTTTATGGTGTTATCAGTGGCGAGGATATTGTATTATCAAGTAAAAGAACTAATCAAAGGCTCAATAGAATAAGTTAATGGCATACTCAGTAGAAAGATACGCAGAATTTAGGGATTACAATGGTTCAGATTGGCTGATTAATATACTGAAAAAAGATTACTCTGGATCATCTACAATATTCAAATGCGGTGGCGATGGCTTTACTTTAAAATATCAAGGCGAGGGCGACGATATAGATAACGCAATAAAGGGAAGCGATGTAACATTTGAATTTTATTCTGAAAGCTCTACAGACGATGCCTTTGTGCAAAGTTTAGTAGATGGCGACGAGGGTGATTATTTATTAACGATACAATTTGATGCTGATGCGAATGGCAGCTATACAAACTATTGGAAGGGCGTTCTTATTGTTGATAACGCTAAGCTCTCAAACTTATATTATCCGCAGCCTTTTAAACTTAGGGCAATAGATGGCATCAGCTTATTGAAAGGTAAAAAAATCACAGAGCTTGAAAACCTTTGGGACGTTGATGCTAACGGCGCAACCGGTGGCGCTATTGAAGATTTCCAAACCTTGACAGAAGATGGTGTTAGCTACGTTGGATCAGTTTACCAACACCGCTCGCTCGTTTTGGCATGTTTACGCCTTATCCCAACGAATGATATTTTTGTTACCGGTTCAACATTTGTTTTTAACCTTTCATGTTGGCAAAACTCTAAAATGACAAACCAAGCGACAGTCCGCCGCGATCCACTTTGGGGAGTAGCATCAAGGGCTGATTCTTTTTACCAATCAAGCACAAACGGAAATTTCAAATATATAAGTTGCTACGATGTTCTAAAAAATATTTTGGAATTCTATAACATGCGGATATTTATGTTAGCTCCCGGAGGTTATTGGCAGACGATTCAAGTAGGCTGCTATGAACAAATGAAAACCGGATACGAATTTTATGTAAGGTATGATAATACCGACTACGGAAAAACATACGACGGATCTGGAAGTGTTAGTTATAACATTGGGGATTTAAGCAATTCCTCTGATGTTATGGGTACGAATTATCAAATAGCTGACGCAAGTTTTGATTATGGCAAGCAAATCAAAGAAATAGAAATTAACGTACAAACCAACACAGAAAACGTCATAGACATTGGCAACACTTGGCAAACGAATGAAGATTATACAATTACTTCTGATCCAAACCCAACGTCAAACGATTATATCCAAACATATTCAGGCGTCACGGCCGGCCAAAACATGACATTCACTTTAAAAATTAGGGGCAAAATAACTCGTGATTCAGCAGGATCGCCGACGGCCGGAGTATTATATTTCCAGAAGAATTATTACTATGTCAAAGTAGAAAATTATTACCTCTATTATGACGGCACGAAATACAAGTGGTCAACAACGGAACAACCGGTTTTTCTTGCTAATAGTTCATCTATTTTATTAATCCCGAATGATGTTGGTGGTGTTTATCCTTTTAATGTGACTATCGGGGCTGTCAGCACAGATGATATGGAACCGGTTCCGGTAACGGGACAAGTTGAGTTCTATGCTTATCAAGTTCAATACACTTACAACGACGGCGTCATAGCTATTGATACAAATTTACAAGCCCACACCACAACAATCACCGCCCCAAATTATGCTCTATATGGATACCAAAGTAAAGCGATAGAATTTAATATATATCGCGCCGGCGGAAGTTACTATAATTCTATCTATAATATACAAAACAAACCCTCTGGAACATTAGTAAACGGAGGGTTAGAATTAAAAAGAGATGTGCTATTTTTTAACGGAACAGGATACATGAATAGTTCTATATTTACATGGGACGGATCTAATGGTGTTATAATGACAAATTGGAATTTAGATTTTGAACCACGTTGGAACAATAGAAACGAGGGTAATGATGAACTGATTTTACCTGTGTTAAAAGGTGTTGAAATGATTGGCTTGCAACCGGACAACGCGCAAATGATGCAAGCTACATTCTTCCACAAACAAACAAGCGGAAATCCAAGGCCTTTGCAGTTTAACGATTTATTTGAATATAATTCAAGATACTACATTGCAAACGGATGGTCGTTTAATGCCAACGAATCAAGGTGGAGCGGCGAGTGGGTTAGTATTGATTATGATATTGGCAACGCAACATCGGCAACGCCTTTTAATAATGGTAATATCGCAACAGATACCGCCGCCGATGGCGAACTTGGTTTTGAACTTTTTTAAGATATGAAATTACAAGCATTAAAACACAACCAAATATTTGACAAACTCAGAAAAGTTGTAGGCCGTACGTCATCAGCAATAGATCCATCATCTATGCCAACGCGGATAACTTGCGCCCCGTGGTCTGGACCGAAGTTGCCAATCGGCGCAAAAATTAGAATAGACGGAAAAGGAACTTGGTTGAGTGTTGTAGCAACATTGACCGGAACCTTAACAACAAATCAAACGACGTTTAATGTTACTTTCCAACAAACGCCGCTCGGCATTTTGCCAACAGATTCGCCAATTGTTATTGATGAGGTTGGTTACCATCAAAGAAAATTTAAAAGTTATTTTGTAGAGCATATCCATCTATTTGAAACCGGCTCAACACATGGCAACGATTTATTGATTAATAGCCAAGAGCCCGGAGGAGGAAAGTATAACCACAACGCCGGAACAACTTTATCCGATGGAAGCGCATATTCTAACAATTGGGGAACAAAGTTTTCTGTGATGAATGTGCCGGATTATAATTGCATATTAGAAAGAGTTATCGTTAGGGCTTCTTCTAACGGAACCACCAACGAAGATTGGAGGCTAACATTATGGGAAAAGCCGGTTAATAATAACGCAGCAACATCAAGCCAAATATCATTGATTAATACTTATGATTTTATAAGCCAAGGGAACGCAAGTTACGTCCATCACTTTGACGACAACATAGAATATGAACTTGGTTCAGGGAATGCAATAATACCATCGTTCAGAAAAACAGGAACCAAACAAACCTCATCAACGAAACACTATGCCGATATCACATTAATTTTTAGCTTTTTACAACCATAATGAAATGAAAATCATAGAAATCATACCGCTTAATATATCAGTTCTTGCAATTAGTTTAACCAATATAGAAATCACTTTAAAAATATTTCTTTTGTTGATTACAATATTTATCAGCATTTATAATTTTTACAAAAAACATGGCAAAAAAGATAATAAATAATTTTTTTGAAAAACCA